GTGCGGGCGGCACACGCCTGCTCGGGCTGGTAGTTCTTGCCTCCGGGGTGCGATCCCCACTCAACCCAACGTGCGACGGGGTCGTTGGAATAGACCCTGGCGCTGAATCCGCCCTTCTTCTCGTACCTGATACGAATAGAGTTCCGGTAGTCCCCTGGCGATTCGACGTACGATCCACCCTTTTGCAGAGTGTGAGGTCCGCGGGGAGACACCGGGGCGATGGATTTCCAGTAGGCTTGCGCCTCCTGCGCCAAGGCGATCACGCCGGCCTTGATGGTGACCGACGCGGCTACGTGGCGCTCGAGGCTCCGGGCGTCCAGTCCGATATCGCCCAAGCGCGCAAGGGATGCGACGACAGTCATTGCACGACACCTCCAGATGGCGTTTCCGCCTTGCAGTACAGGCTGATAGTTACTAGTCGGCCCCAAGCGTCATAGAAAGGCTTGACGCCCAAGACGCGATAGTTGAGTCCGTTGAAGTTGGCGAACCATTCCGCGTCAATCTTTTTCGTATTCTCATTGACGGGACACACCACCTTGTCGGTGGCCTGGCTGTAGGCGGTGTTATCAATCTTGTCCCGGACGGAGACGGGCTGCGCATAGCAATGGTTATCAGTGAAACTGAATGACGCCTTCGAGTCGATGTGGTGGAGTCGGTCTGAAACAATGCCCGGATACACAAACTCGATAGCGTTATTGCCGGGGTACTGCATCTCCAGCCTCCCTGCACTCCCACCACAGCCGCGCCTCATCGGAACTCAAACTTCCAAACGGGGCGTGATCGTGCTCGACCTCGTACATCAACTGACAGACGGGGCAGCGTTTCATCACGCCACCGAAATGAGGGCGAAGCGATCCAATACAGAACGATCCAGGGCGCTCAGAATGACACCGATAGATCCAATGTTGGCACCAGTCGAATAGCCGCCGAAGAACGTATCCTGAAGGTCGCCCACCTTGCGGGCCAGTTTCAGCGCCGGGTTCTCCAGGTACTGCTGCGCGACACGGCACGCACAGTCAACGAGACTCCTCGGAACCGTCTGGTAGCCGTGGTCATAAGTGACCTTCAAGCCGCCTGGGACGCTAGGCCACGACGCCTTGTGTAGAGACCATTCCACACCGGGCTGGTGCGAGGTGTCATACAGCAGTCCCGTCTCACTGACGAAACGCACATTCGGCAACTCGATCCACTCCAGGCCGTTCGGGCCGGGAAGTAGACCTTCCACCTTTGTCACCGCGGTGACCGGGATCGCCGGCAGGAGTGCGGTGCGGCGGGTGCCGGGATCCAGAAATGCTATATCGTCGGATACAACGTCAAACCCGCCGGTCTCAATGCGGTTGCAGTAAGACTCCACGAATGATTGGGCGAACGACAGGGCTCGAGCAATGCTGGGGTCATCGTAAGCCGCGTCTATGGCGACGAACTCGCTTGCCAACTGCGTTGCGAACGACATCAGAACTTACCCTTGTTGAGGGGTTGGTGTACGCCGACCTTTGCGCTTGGCCTCAGTGGCTGTAGTGGCCTTTGGGCGCGTCGGGCGGTTGGTCCGCTCAACGACTTTTTCTTCGACCTCGTCGTTGGTGACGAAGGTGTAGTCGGGGGAGTCGGCTTCTTTACTCGCTTCGGGGCGCTCAATGGTCACAACCTGCTTGAATAGACGTGGCCCAACGTCCACCACGTTGATGTGAGTCAAAAGATTCCTTCCGCACAAGCGGAGGCGCAACCACCGAAATGGCTGCGCCTCCGACCTGGTGGTTGTCGACTAGTCGTCGCTTGCGCCCTCTTCGAGCTTGATCAGCTGGAACGCAGTCGGGCGGTAGCAGAGCAGGCCCAGGCGCTCCTCGGCACGGACAGTCACCTTGCCGTTGACGAAGTCGGTGCCGTTGCTGTTGGTCATCTGCATCGAGATGCCCTCGCGACGGGCGGTCTGCACAGTGCTGGCGTCGAACCAGCCCGTCAGGATGGTGCCCTTCGGCATCAGCGGGGTGGTCACAACCGGAACGTTCCAGATGCTCTTCACCGGAGTCGTCTTGACGCCGTAGTTGGAGCCGAAGAACGAACCATTCATGAACTGGCCGTTCGCGTCCTGAGTGGTCTCGAGGATCTGCCAGTCACGCGGATGCATGATCACCGCAGTCGGGGACTTAAAGACAGACAGCTCCAAGTCCACGAAGGCGTCCTTCAGGTTCAACGCGGTAGACAGTGGCTTCGGATATGCATCCGCCTCGCCGGTGATGACGCGGCCATACTTCAGGTCGCCGGCGTCGTAGGTCTGCGGCAGCACGTACGCACCATTGGTGCCGGTGGGCGGGAACAACGCCGCGACACTGTTGGTGGCGCTGGTGGCGCCGTAGAACGACGAGGTGGACGACGGGGTGAAGTCATCCGAGAAAGACAGCAGACCGCCGACGCCCGGGTAGCCCTGGCCGGCCAGGATCTGAACCTCTTCCTGGCGCTGAATCAGCTGAAGCAGACGGCCCTGAATGAAGTTGAACAGGGTCGGCGCGTCAGCGATAGCCTCATCGGAGATGGTGAGCGCGTTCGCGATCTTGCCGACCTGCGCGTAGGTACGCGAGACCTCAACGCTGGAGAACGGGTACGACCCGGCCTCAGCGACCTGGTCGGCCTGCGCGTTCAGCGTCGACTCAGTCAGGTACGAGATGTTCGGCGAAGTGGTCGAGAAGGACGAAATCAGGTCCGCGATGGTCAGCTCGTAGAACAGCTTCTCAACGATGCCGGGCAGGAACTGCGGCAGAATGCCGGGACCAAACGCGCCGGGCAGGAACGGGGTCTGGCCGGCCGCGGTCGGGCCGGTGCCACCGTACAGACCTTCACCCATCAGGTTGTTGGCTGCGGTGGCGTCCTTGGTGTCCAGTTCAAACGCAAAGTCGTATTCCTTGCGATGACCGTTGACGTGGGAGAACACCTTCTCCGCCAGGCGGTCCTTCTCCTGCTCCAGCAGGCGGCGGGCGATGGCCTTCTTGCCGGCGCCAGAAAACGGATTCTGCGCCTCAAAGCCGGTGTCGATGGACTCGCCGGTGGAGGCGTCCTTCACATTGCCGAAACCCTCCAGCTTGGAGGCCATGGCGGAAGCCGACTCGGAACGCTCCGCATCGTGCGAGAAAGACTCAAACTCTTCCTGCAACGCCTTGAAAGCGGTATCCTTGTCGTCCCGCGACATTTCGGTGTCCTTGCTGAAAGAATCCAGCTTGTGCAGCAGCTCGTCCTTGCGAGTCTGCAACTGAGACTTACTAGGCATTGGTATGTAATTTTCCTTTTCGGGTAAGTTAAAGGCTCAACTGAAGCTGCATGCGCATCACTTCAGCCGAATAGTCATCACTGGATTCGTCAGCGGCTTCCACGGCGGCTTCGGAGGGCTCCTGTTCGGAGGCGTCCTCGGCGGGCGATTCGGCGGGTGACTCAATACCGATGATTTCGGAAAGACGCGTTGCAAAAGAAGCGAACGCATCCAATACGTCAGTATTCGCAGACTTGTTGTATCCCTCGTCTGCGTCGGGATCGAAAATATTCAACTGCTCCATGACACTGCCCACCGATTCGTGGGCGGCGGAAAGAAGATCGAGTGCCTGTCCGACAGGCTCGGGCAGTCCCTCGCGGGATTGGCCCTTCACAAGGCGGTACGCTTCGTCAATGACGGCGTCCAGGCCGGCGATCAGATCACGGAGTTCAGTGGACTTCGTTTCAGGTTCGGATTCACCCTTGGTTTCGGATTCGTCCGCGGACTTATTGGCGCCCTCGGAAGCCCCGGAAGGATCCTCGGGTCCGGCAATCGGATAGCAGATGGCGCCGAGGTGAACGGCGGCATCGTGGATTGCCTGCGTCAGTGCGGGGGCATCCCCGCCGGCAGCCTTCGCAGTGAGGGCTGCGGCGAGATTGTCAACGAACTCCTTGTACTCGAAGTGTGGGGTGACGTTGACGACAATCTCTGGAGCCTTGGCAGTCGGAGACTCTGTAGCGTCTGTTTCCGCCTCGGCAGTAGCTTTCTCAGCGGCCAACTCCTCAGCCCTAAGGTCAAGTGCCTTGGAGTCCAGAATCATGGCGTCACGATTCGACGGAATTGCGACGACCCCGCAATTTAAGACCTCGCGGAACGGAGATCCCGCATCCTTCTTCGTCTTGTCCGTCATAAATGCAATAGAGACGGTGGAGACGTGCCCCTCCTTGACAAGGGTCCGTACCTCCTGCGCCTTGGCGGTGGAGGCGAAGGTGGCGTCGATCATCATGGTGTCACCGTCGAAATACGGGCGCACCGATCCAATGGTGTCCGCTACCTTCATGCCGTGGTCGACGTCGAGTGTCATGCGCTCGGGTAGCGGTTCAATCCACTCTTTGCGACCCAGCCGGTCTCCGTCCCTGTCCAGGGATGGGGTGGAGAGAATTGCGGTGAAGCCGCCGTGCGGCTTATCGTCGCCCTCCACGTCCTGAATGGACGCAAGGGTCTTAGCTATTAACCTTTTCATGGTTCCTTAACTGGCAAGAACGGCCACCTATCACCCTTGGACGCATTGCATGATCTACAGCAAGGTCGAAGATTGGCGAGGCAGTCCATGCCGCCCTTGGATAGGGGTTTGACATGATCTCGTTCAACTCTGATATCTAGAATGTCTCGACAGATCCAGCACCGACCGCCCCAGTAGGAGAGTTTCTCCAGCCATTGAGATTCGAGGTATGGCACGGAACTCGCGTCGCGTTCGGCCATGCGCCTTCGATACTTGGCGCGACGCACGCTGGTAGGGTTATTCTCGCGGAACGATCGTGCATTGCTGCGGTATTTCTCGGGATTGGCCGCGCGATCTTCCCGCTCCCACGCGATGCGCGATTCGTGGTATTTCTCACGGATCTTGCGATAGTAGTCGGGATCATCGGCATACCTATCCGCGCACCTTTTACGTCGAAGCTCGCTGCGACGCGCTACATTGTCGGGATCGCGCCAGTATCGTCCTTGCCATTCCGGGTCCGCCCACTTAGCTTTGCGACGAGCCGATAACGCCTCGGCATTCTCTCGTCGGTATGCGCGAGCCTCCTCTAGTCGTCTATCGCGGTTCTTTAGGTATTGCTTTCGGTTTAGGGACCGAACGCAATCCTTGCAATAGCAAGAAATCCCATCCTTAGTCCTCTTGTTGCGAGAGAACCGCTCAAGACCAAGATCTAGACGGCAGCGCGAGCATCGCTTAAGAACTTCTGCTGTCATAGGCAATCTCTACGGCTTGCAAAATGTCTTCAAGGTCATCCTCGGTAGCGTTCTCGGCCAGAGACATGGCGAACTCCCACACCTCCTCCGGGGAACGACCGCGACCAACCTCGCCCTTGATGGAGCGCAGATGCTTCGGAGTGCCCGAGCCTGGAGGTCGGCCGGCACCACCAGGGACAGTCGTCTTCGGTCGATGAACCACATGCGGCTGATTAGGCTTCGCGCCCGACTGGTCCGCAGACGGGATCGGGGTCGGCGGGGCCACCTGCACGCCATCTGGCGTAGTGCCCGACACCTGACCCTCCAGGCGCATCATCTCGGCCGGCTCGCCCAACTTCTGAATCGCAGAGTTAGCGAACAACTCATCGGCCTTCGGGTCGTCATACCGATCAAGGCCCACCATTTCCCGAGCCTCATTCGGGGTCATCACGCCCGTCGACAAAGCCTCGTGGGCGGCGCGCATACGCACCTCGAAATCGCCGCGAATCACATCATCCACGGCGAACCGCATGCAATTGTTGCGTGTCCAAAAAGACCCCACATACTTGTCCATCGAGGATTGGATGAACTCCAGTACGGGTGCCATCGTGTCGCGGTAGAACGCTCGCATCTGGGCACTGATGTTGGAGAACGTCGCCCGGTCCAGAATGTGGACGATAGGCGGGGCGATGTCGAAGACGCCGCAAATCTCCTCGCGGTTCAGTTGACGAGACTCGATGTACTGCATATCCACGACAGATACCTGCATCGCCTGCGCCGTAACCCCATCCTCAAGGACAAGGGTCTTGCCCGAGTTGGATGAGCCGGCGTGCGCCTGATCGAACGCTTCACGGAGACGCTTACGCCCAGCCTGCCCAAGCCTATTCTCAGTCGACAACACCATGTTTGGCCGCGCCGCATTCTTCCACATTGAAGAAGTGGCATTACGCGACGAATCCTCGGCGAAAATCGTGGAGCGGATCGCCTCCATGCGGGATAGGCCGCGCTCCAATCGAATCGGATTGAACAGCTTGAACGGAACAACCTCATCCTGCGGGAAGGACACCAATTCGGTATTCACGCCCGACCCGGCCTGGAAGAAATATGTGTACTCGCCTGTCGAGGGAGTGCGCCTAATCGCAACCCGGCTCGGATGCATCGGCATCAAACCGATAGGCGTGCCCGCGGCGTTCTTCATAATCGCCAGGTACGTCTCGCCGTAGATGTCGATCGTTCGCTGCACCCAGCCCCAAAACGAGAACGAATCCATGTACGGGCAAGGGTCCGCGAGTAGGCGGGCGTAAGCGGATCGAGTGTCCAGCTTCTTCGTGTCCCCGTCGATATCCCAGGCGTCCACGGGAAGGCGTGCCACCGCGTCTGCGCGCTTATCAATGACAGTGCGCACCCATGGCTGGTTTTGGTAAATCTCCCCATACAGGGCGAACTTGTATTCCAGCTCCATGCCGAGATGCTGGGGATAGTAGTAAGCCTGGGGGATGATCGGGGTAAGTTCGGCAAGTCCCTGAGGCGGAAGTGCAATCTTCTCGCCCGAGACACTGAGGGTGCCGCCCCTAGTCGTCAACATTCGGCGGCAACTCCTGAACGTAGGCCACGTTGGAGTGGCGGATATAAGTCAAGCCCTTCACCTTTTCTGGTGCGGCATCGGGCGGGTAGGCGGTGACATCGTCATAAACCTGGTATCCGCTATCGCTACGGTCGTGCGAAACCAGTACGCCGTCAAAGTTGAGGCCCGACTTCGGCGTCACGAAGAAGCGTTGACGCACGCGCTTATGTAGCGCAGTCTTCATTAGAGTCAAACGATCATCACTTCCTCGCCGGCATAGACGGACACGGTTGCCTCATCGCGCGCCAGGTAGGCGTTCATCGCCATGATTGCGGCCGGCACGGCGTCGATACGCTTAGCGGCGGTCATGCGGTCCGGCTTCACCGGCTTAATCAGGTCGGGGTCGTCCAGCTTGTATTTAGCTTCCGTGGCGTCGAAGCAGAAACGAGCCAATGGATTGCCATGCCAGCGAAACAATCCTTCGCGGGTCAGGTCGAAGATGCGATGCATTCCATTCGACATGGCCGCGAACTGATTGTCGTAGGCGAAGATGTCATTGATTCCCAAGCCCATGCGCAGTCGAAGCTGCTGAATCACAGGCTCCGACGACCACTTGTCCACGTCGCCGCCGAGGATGATGAATCGCTGTGCATCTTCTTCAAGATCGCTATAGAATTGCTCAAAGTCGAGCACCTCACCCTCCGTCACGGTGAGCCACCCATTCTTCGCGAACTCACGCATGAAACGACCGTCATTCAGGCGATCCAGTTTCTTGACTGTCGCCTCGGGCATCCAGTGTCGCCAGATCACATCCACGCCGTAGGTGGGGTCGGCAGCCGGGAAGAGATAGCACATCGAACACAAATCCTGGCGTGCCGCGAGGTCTAGCCCGAACCAGCATTCGTAGCCAGCGAACGCATCGAATAGCTTCTTACGGTTCGGGTAGACGGTGGAGACGTTCTCTTTCTGGTCAAAAAGGTGCATATTCATCCAGCGGACGTTAGACGACTGCCATTGATTAAGGCGAAATTGCCGGAAGGCCATCTCCTCGATCGGGTTTGACTTAGCCTCAGCCGCTTGCTTGCGCATTCCTTCGATTGTTAGAAAGTCTCCAAGGGCCGGGTTTGCGAGCGGCCAGTTCTTTTCCTCCCATGGATCAGCGTCCATTGGAGTGTTCCTCATAAAAACGAAGATATGCTTATTCTCTTCGCTATCTGGATCCTGAAGAACGGCCTCCATGCGACGGTGCATCTGGCCGGCAAAGCCCTCGGTGTCACTTCCCGCTGTAGTTGCCGCAACCATTAGGGGTTGCAGCCGCGCGCCCGACCCCATGCCGGTGCGGAGGGAGTGCCACATGCCGCCGTCTTGCCAGGCTAGAATCTCGTCGGCGCCAACGCCTGAAGGATTGGATCCTAGCGCGCTCTTGGCGTCCGCGGCGATAACCGCGTAGAACGATCCCGTTTTCCGGTCAATAATTCGACGCTTGTACTCTGATACCTGGAGTCTCTTGGAGAGGACAGAGGAGAAGCGGACCATCTGCGCGGCCACGTCGAAGGCCAGCTTCGCCTGCGTAATGTCGCGCGCTACGCCGTAAATCTCGCCGGACTGCTCGCCATCCGCGCAAAGCAGGTAGAGCATGATGCCCGCGAGTAGTTCAGTGTTATGCGTTGGCGTAAGGCTCTCGCCGGCCAGGAAAACATGTGACGGGTGGTCGATCTGAATGCACACGGTCTCAACGGACGGAACCTGCGCCACCGACACGATCGCGTTCGTGGATGCTCGCGTTGGACGGCCTGGCTCGGGCGCGAGTCTTGCGGACTTTCTTGCGAGGCGGAATGGCGTATCGCCCGACCGGTACGCAGTCCAGGCGACCCGATACTTGGGGCCGCAGTCGCGCCCATTGATCGTTGCGCGACCTTCCCGCAGGGTGGGCTTCCACCCAAGGGAGCGCGCCAGGAAAAGTACGGCCTCAGCGAGCGGGAGCTTCACGGAGGTGAACTCCACCTGCGGGACGGAGTTGTTGACGCTGACGCATCCGTCGCTGTCCATCATGCCCTGCAAGAGCGCAAGCCGTTGTTGCCGCGAACCAAGAAGGTACGACGGCGGAACGTGCTTGTTCTTAATGACGCCCAATTCCCGCAGTGTGACAACCATGTCAAGCACGCCACGAGTGAGAGCCTTGCCGGTGGGGTAGGAGTAGGTCAGCGTGTAGCCGGCCGATTCGATAGCCTCCCAAACCTCGGGGTCGGCGCTCGTAAGCTCGGCCTTGTAGGAGGATCCGTCGCCCAGCCACAGTCCGAAAACATACGGATCAATCGGCAAATCCTCCGCGCAACGCTCCAGAGGGCCAGGAACTACAACCCGGTAGCGGCGGTCCCCACGCTTTCCGTAATGCTGCGTCTCGAAGAGTTCCACCGTGTCGATGACGCGGTTCTTCGCAAACTTGCGATCGTAGACGGACCAAAGGTGATGATCGCTCGCGATAAGCTCGGCGCCGTCTGCAAACTTGACCGCGTAGCAGTCCCTGTCCACGTGGCGATCTGACACATAGGATACTCGAGACAGATGGCCGTCCACGGCGTGGACGTAGTCGCCCACAGCCAGGTCGCCCATCTTCTTCCAACCATCGTCTGTCAGGATGGGCGTGGCGACATCCAGGGCCTTCCCGTTCTTGCGCGCCAGCTCGGCCCATGCCACTTCGTAACGACGCTTGTATGCAGAAAACTCGCTTGACCAGACAGTTTGTCCAAATAGCGGCCGAACGATGTCCTCGCGCTGCCAGTCGGCAAGGATGAACCGCTTCCTTGAGTAGCGCCCCTTCGTATGGACCAGGATCTCTTCAAAGAACGCTTGAGCCTTGTCGGCCCGCGGAGCGCAAAAGTGGTCGCCCTCCCCGGCGCACTCGACACCGTCAAAGACGTATCCGCATGGTTGCACGGTCGCCTCCTTGGGTGTATCGTGTGCGGTACGGGGTAATGCTAAATAGTCTTTTCAATCACCTTCAGCGCGGCGAGGATCTGCGGCAGGTAGGTCGCGGCCTCCTGTAGCTCCTCGACCAGGCGCTCGAGCACGATCACGGCGTCGTGAACTTTCTGCTTGACGTCGCCGAGAGAAAACTGGAGATTGTCGTCATGTTCAGGCATTGTGTTCCCTGTCTGGTGTCTGGTACGGTAGAAACATGGAGATAAAGGTGCCAGTCAAGAGACCCCCGAGCGTGGGGGTTCAGGTGTTGGCGTCAATGGGGGACATTGACACGTTGGCGTGGCTGTTGGCGGAGTTGCAGTGGGAGCACCAAGAGCTACTGCAACGGCATGAGATGCACTGGCACTGGCAGGGCGACGGCGTCGAGGTCGCCGAGGGCGCGACCGGCACCGCGGAACACGGTTACCGGTGAACCTCAAGGCAACCGTCGAACAGTTGCAGGCACGCCTCGGGTTGCGAAGGTCCAGCGCGGCGAGGCCGCATCGGAACAAGAAGCGTGAAGCGAAACGCCCGGGTAAGGGCAATCGGCAGAACTGGAGGCGCAGTGAAAACGATGGCTGAGGTGCTCGCTGAGCATCGTCACGCACCGTCCGCGAAGTTCTACTGCGGGAGTAATGCCCGAGTGGAGTACGCGAAGTGCGGTTGCGGGGTTCGCATGAGTCCGTGGGGGCACGATCGCCACCTGGCCGAGGTATTGGCCGCGGCAGGATTTTCGGGAGCGGAGAAATGAGCTTCACTATTGAGTACGGGGATCTGTTTGAACATCCCGCGGAAGCGTTAGCGCATGGAGTGAACTGCTTCGGGGTGACGGGCGGGCTTGCCGGCGAGATGGGCCGACGGTATCGAAGGGCCGTCAAGACTTATGCCGAGAGGGCCGTGGCGGGCGAGTTGTTCCCCGGTNAAGCCATCGATCTGCCACGAATCGGGGCGGTACATCATTCACTGCATATCTCAGCATCGTCCCGGCGCGGACGCGCGACCGGAATGGCTGAAATCTTCGCTGCGCCGAGGCTATCTCTAGCTGAAAGCTATGCGTTGAAGTCCGT